GGCACCTATACTTCCTCCAATATCACCAGGAAGAGACAATATATCCTCAAAGTCATCAGTCAATCCTGCCAACTCTTCTTGAATATCTGTTACAAAAGAATTTATATTATCAAGAATAGCATTATTAGCATCATTAATATTTTGTTTATTTGCTGCAATCACTTTACCAACTAAATCTTCCGCATAACATACGGGAACTTCAGGAACTGTCGTCTCTTCATCATCCCTATCCCTTGCTTCTTCTGCCTTTTCTTTTAAACCCTCTAAATCAAACGCATTCTTTAAAAGACCTGCTATCATCTCACACATACCTTGCATCATTTTATTATAAAGACATAATATCAATTCTGTAATAATATCTTTAATATCACCAAACATATATCTCATACTAGAAGGTATAGAAGATACTATAGGTGCTAATGTTTTATTCAACAATTTAAGAGTATATTCCATCATCTTATCCAAAATTATTTTCAAATACTTAGCAATTTCACATGCTATCATCTCTAGCATACGTTCCATATCTTGTAAGGTAGAAATAATAGCCCCAACTGCTGCAGAATAAGAAGTTATTGTACTTACCCATCCATCAATATAGTTAATAAGATTATCAAGTGCTGTTTGTATAGAGGTCATTGCTGACCCTGTAAGATCATGGGGATTTGTAACTGGATGCTTTATCCCTTGTTCTTCAAGTTTAACTTTAGTAACAACATTCTGCAAATGCGGATTAGCAGGACTTTGACTAGTTGCAGAGCCATCAGCACCACGTTTCAGAGGTACTCCCCTATCCGGTGGTTTTGCGTCTTCTTCTTTCGGTCCTGGCTTATATCCATTTAGGTTTATACTACCAGCATTATTATTATTGACTTTTTCTGCCTCAGATGAACCAATATGGGGTTTTGGTGTTTGAGAATTATTACCAAGTACTCCCATAATAACAGGAATTTGTTGTTCCTGTTGATCCATAAAAAATCCAAATACCATATTCCCTTGTCTAAGGGCTGGTGTAGCAAATGCTTCTGCTTGACCTCCTCCTGCGGTAATAGGATACATTACCTGGGCCCAAGGAAGTTGTTCTGATGGGATGGACTCCTCACCCCACTCATGAACACCAATTATTCTTACCTTATACCTAACCCCCCACCCCTTTACACCAGTTGGATCACTATATACCGCAGGATTAATATTATCTCGCCAGGTATCCTCATCAGGGATTTGTCCAACCCACCAACTAAAATTTCCTCCTAAAAATCCAGGATTGAATAATGTATTACCTTCCATAAGTTATTACTCGTCGTATACCCTACACTCAAAAGCATCGGGATGATTCTCACAATACACTTCTAAATGCTGATCTTGATGCCTTATATGATAATCATTAATCTTAGCATCACTAGGATCTACTTCATCACCTTTATGATACTCATCATAATATGCATGAGATGTTTTTAAATCTTCTTCACTATACTCTAACATACCATGATTGATATGTTCTTTATGATCTTTTGGATCAATATAAACTTCGTGTTCCAAGTCGTGTGTCATACTTCTAATTCCGTACTTTAATATTTATGAGATTATAGATGAAGTAGAATGATTACCCTTTCTTCCAAAAGAATCCCTCACCAAATTCATTTTGGTCCATGTTCCTTTATTGTCAAGAAAATGAACTAAATCTGATATCAAATAAAGACCACCATGTTGTTTATCAACATCATCATTCTTTATATTAGTTTTAAGTTCTGGACCATCGATAAAAACAGTGTCCCCAGCATGTAAAGTAAAATCTCCTGCTATTGTAACAGTAGTTTCTGAGGAGTATAACTGATTATATCTTCTTATTGCCTGATTTTCTATTTGAGAATAATCAAAATTATCTTGTTGTGATTTTTTAAGTTGCTCTTCTGCATTATTACCAGTATTAAGTGTTCCAGTATCTGTTACATAATAAGTTGTTCTTGTATAGTTCTTACCTTCACCTTCCATATTTAATTCTTTATTCATTACAGGCAATTCCTTTCCTGCAGTATCTACTTCCATCGTATCTGCCTGTGTATTCTTTACTTGATAATAACCATTAAAAGGATTATATGTAATAATACGGGTAGATTGAAAACCCATCTTAAATTTTTCTTGTACATGTATCTTATTATCTTTTATATACTCAATAGCTTTTACATGATATCCTGCTGGCATATCAGCATATTTATTTGTAGTATCATTAAATATAATTCTTTTTTTTCTTGGATTCTTTTCTTCATCCAATAAACTATCAATAGACTTAAAATGAAATCCTTCTGAAGTCTCCCAGAAAAAGAATCCTGCAGATTTACCCATCTTACCTTTAGGTACTGATTTTTTAGATAACCAATCAAGAATATACATTGGTTTTTTATTAGCAGGAATAAAATTAAAATTATTTTCTGTCTCTTCTATATCAAGTTTTTTTATTGTTTTAAGATTATCTTTAAAAATTTTAGTAATATTATCAGATATCTTACCATCCATTCTTTTAACAACTCTTGTGCCACCCTTTTCATTTTGAATAAACTCTTTAGATACAAGATCTAATGAAATCATAGATTTTCTACTATCACCAACAATAGGTGTGACCTTATTTACAAATAAACTTAACTCCTTTGCAGTTCCATGAGCACCACCAAGAGTTACTCCATTATTATCAGTAAACTTAATTCCACACTTTTCACTACCAACAATAGGTAGTCCTTCCATTACTGATTTATAATTAGTTGCCTTACTTGGCACAACTCCACTATCAGCATATATCACATTTACCCTAACAGTATTTTGCCTTATACTTTCATAATAAGACATCTCAACTATACCGCCTGTGATACCTACCTCTTGTTCAGTTTTATTTGAAATAATCTGAAAATCATTGATTGTAGATGCTAATGCATTTTCAGTTGGAACTGTCGTTTGTGTCTTTTCGGCCATTTTTAACTATCTCACACTACTATTTACGCATTTAAAGCAAGGGATGAGAATGGATCTGATCCACCTCCACCACCAATAACTACTACTCCACCACCAGATTTAGACGGAATAGGAACAGGAACCATTCTCTCCACAGGAACAGGAATCATACGAGATTGTATAGCTTCATAAGGTGCATAATCTTTAATAGCTTTCATTACCCCATCACGACCACTAGCTTGGTTAATTGCAAGTAACAAATCTTTTGCTGGTCCTGCGCTATCAACATCAACAACAATCTCCCCACCTAATAATTTTGCCCATCTCTCACCTCTTCCAAGAACTTCACCACCCTTATGATATGCAACATGAACATGATCATCATGACCACCAGTTGGATCATTACCTTCATGAGCAAACTCAGCACGTTTAGTTATACCATTAATCTTCTCCCACTCCCTTATACCAGCAATAATTTTTGTCTGGTCATCCGTCCCACTCATTCCTTCCCTCGCATATCGCATAGGACCCCATCCACCAATATCAATTGCTCTTCCACCTTGAGATGCATAATGCAATGACCCTACTCTATGTCCAGTTTCTCTTTTCCAAGGAGGATGCTCAGGATGCTGATGAACTCCTGACCCCCAACTACCAAGACCCTTGCTATCCATGTACCTTCCAAGATCACCAGCAAGTTTAGAACCTGAAGAAGCACCCTTATTCTTATCATCAGGTTTCATATCAGGTATAAACTCACCTACACCTTCTGTTACTGTTCCTTTACCACTAGATAAATTTTGATATATTGGTTCAGACGCATTATATCTCTCCATAATTTTTGCTTCTGTTTTATATCCAGCAGGTATTTCATATTGTTGCATGAATATTGTTGATGCTTCCTTTACATTTTTTGACTCTCTTATTGCATTAAGAACATGTCCATATGAATTTTGAAACTCTTTAAGGAAATATTGATATTCAAGATCCATTGTTAATGGTTTACTCATATCATGCCCCTTAGACTTAGCAAAATCCCAAAGACCTTGTTGTCTTCCTCGTGATGTCCATTGTACAAGTCCATATCCAGTCTTACCATCAACAACAAGTGGTGCTTTAACTCCAGGTCTAGATCCTTGAGGTCTTCCATTTTCTACCCCAGACTCTGCTGCCATATTACCAACAATACCAGCTGCCTGTGCCTCAGTAAGACCAAGATCTCTCATCAAATTCCTTGCCATTGTCAGTTTATCACCACTCGTTCCTGCTGGTCCTGACATATATCCTTTCTGTCCACCTGGTGTACTTGATGCCCCTTCCTTTTTCTTTCCACCTTCCCCTTTCGGTTTTGCTTTGCCCAAATTCTTCTGAATATCACTTACGACTTCATCAACTAGAGGTATAAAAGATTTTTTAAATTCTTTTTTTATAAAATCTTTCTGTAAAGATGCTCTATCAACTTTTCCACCCGCAGCAAAACCAAGAGCACTAGATGCCGTTAAAGCAGACAATCCTAATGCTGCATCATCATATTCCTTATCAGATGGTTTTTGTCCCACTAAAGCTTTAATGCCCAATGTAGCCATCGGACCAAAATAACCTAGTTTACCAAATTTATCACCATATTTTTTAAAATAATCTAAAAGATTCACTTCATCTTTTTTCTCTTCTCCCCTACCCCAACCAAATGGATTCCACCATGGTGATTCCTCCAGTTTTTTCTCTCCACCAACATCTTTACCCGGATCTATCTTTATTGGTGGTATATAAGGAGCCCTTCTTGTTTTCTTTCTTCGTTTAATTCTTGGTCTAATTGTTCTTGATGCTTTTTTTACTCTACCACCCTTCGCATATCCTTGTGTTTTTCGTGGAGATTTCTTACCACCAAAGAATGCATCATACATCACCCCACCCAATTCAGATCCTCCAGCTCCCCCTATAAACATTCCAATACCAGTTCCAATAGGACCACCCACCAAAGTTCCAAGTGCTCCACCTACCCAAGTTCCTAAACCAGCACCAATACCTCTAAATGCTGCTTTACCAATCGGATCTCCTGACGCCCAAGCAATAGCAAATTCAAGCAATCCACCAATAATTGGGATATTTTTAACAATTGGTCTTAATATTCTTGATGCTGCTTTTACTCCACCCTTTCCAAGAACTTTAACTACACCCTTTCTTGCTAAATTGGTAACACCCGATCTTCCATATCTTCCACCTAAGGATTGAACTCCTTCCTTTCCAAATTTTTTAATTGCTGCACGTCTACCAAACTTATCAGTATATCTTCTAGCAGCTGCAGAACTAGTTCCACCCCTAGCAGTTCTTCCTGCTTGTCCACGCATTCCTTTTATATCTACATTTCTACCTTTAACACCTTTACCACCTCTACCTAAAAATGCAGGAGCAACTCTAGCTATTGCTAATCCTAAAATCAATACTGCATTTATAAAAGTATTCAACCCCTTCATAAAGGCATCAAATTTCTTTAAACCACTTTCACCAAAAATATCATCAGTAAATTGTCGCAAGCCATCATAAAGTTTATATCCCCAATCAACAAAAGTTACTAATCCATTTAATATTCTTCCTCCCCAATTAATAATAAATTCACCTACTGCTACAATACCCTTAAAAAGTCCTGCCAGTGCTGGTAAATGCTCAACTAATCTAACTGCAAAATATCCAAAAAGAATATTAGTAATAAAATTCTTAATCCAATCTAAAATCCCCGTTCGTGGGAGGATTTTTGGCATCGTAAACTTTTTCTTTAAATCTGGTTTCTTTTCTAAGTTTGTTTCTAAATCTTCTTTTCTCTTCGTATTTGCGTCTTTCTTCTTATCACCTAATCTTTTCTTATCAGCAGCAAGAGTTCCCTTTAATAGTTGTTCAATCTGAATTGTTCTTACACGAATAGTATTAACATTCTTCTTGTCTGGAGAAGTTAAAGTGATACTAGAAATCTTTTCTTGCGATACAGATTTCGTTACTCCTTTTGATCCTGGTAAAAACTTTTGAGTGCTAATTGCCATATCTTATCCTAATTGACTGCCAAGTACTGCTGCTTTAGTTGGATCAGGACCCGTAAAAGATATAGAAGGAACAAATGAAGATGACGCAATCGGATCTAAACTACTATCTCCTGAACCTGTTATTGCTGCTACTGCTGCTGCAAAATCATCTTCCATAGATCCATTTGAACTTGGTGGAGATACTGGCTTAATCATTGTCCTATTTTGTCCAACCTTCATAGGAACTTCACCACCTTTATGGAATTGAGGAATCATATTCCGCATTCCCTGAGGAATCATCCCAGAAAGACCAGTATTATCTTTAAGAGATTCTATAATACCTTTATTTCCACTCTTATTAACCATTTTAGATGTAGATAGATCCTGAAGACCATGATATCCAGTACCACTTCCAGTATCTATAATATTTGCTTCCGATAATCTTCTCTGCCTTAAATCTCCATTATTATCCTTAGATAAATTATATTTTAATAAATTTGAAATTTCACTCCAATCCCCTGATTGTTGTGCTATCTGAACCATAATGGGAAGTGGATTGGGGAATGTCATTTTACCATTGGGACCATGACGTGAACTACTTCCAGCATGAGCTCCAGTAAGACTTCCATAATTAAATGCAAGAGACATAAGAGAAGCTCCTACATTAACTGGAACATGATGTTGTAGAGATACTCCAACCAACTTAAGTTCCCTATCTACTATATCTCTATGTCTATCATAATCATATTCTTTTAACTTATCTGCCTGATCAGCAGTAATTCTATCAGTCATTCTTACAGGTCTGGACTTATTTTCTCCAGTAATCCAAGTAGGCATCAAAGTGGCACCATATCCAATAGTAGGGATATTTTCAGTATCTAGATATGGTTTTGTAATACCATGTTTACCTACTCCTTCATATGCCTTCAACATTCTCATTGATGCCATCTTCATTGGGTCTGAACTAGATTTCCTTCCAACCATTCCCCCACGATTAGCAAACATAGTGCTACCAATCATCCTTGGTTTATTAGCATTAGGTCCACCATATAATCTATTTTGTGCTAATAAGTAATCTACACCAAGTGCATCAACCGTTGGTTTATTAACAACAAACTCACCTGGTGTAAGTTTTGCATCTACTGTATCCCCACTGCCTGATCCAGGAACCATATACCCAGCATCAGTATCTATTACTCCTCCATTATCATACCCAGAAACTAAACTACCAGGTTTAGGTTGAGGTATCAAACCAAATATCTTTCCAGCTGGTTTATCTTCTACTTTATCTTCACCACGTGCTTCAGGATTAATTGTTCCAGTAAATGTACCAAGTAATCCACTAGGAGACATTAATGCTTCCGATTGTTCCTTTTTGGATGCATTTGCAAGTCCCTTTTCATCTAATACATTTTGTGATGCATTTTGATTATCAGATATTAATTTTGCAGCAGCAAGTCCACCAGTTATTGCTAACATTAATAATGGATGCTTTGCAATTACTGCCGCAAGTTTAAATGTCCATTTAGCGACCATTGGAACAAGATTGGCAATAAGACTACCAACACCTGTTCCAAATAAAAGAAAACCTCCTAATAAGGCAGGCCACCAATCACTAATAAATCTAAAAATTGTTTTAACCTTTCCCTGATTTTCTTTATTACTAAACCAATCAATCAATTTAATAACAACCCTACCAAGAAAAATCATAACAAAATAATTAATTATTTTGTCCAATAAAGATTTGACAGGTTGCATTATTTTCTGTGCAACCGCTGCCATTTTGACAAAGCTTTTCTTCAGATTTTCTTTCTGTAATTTTCTTTTTTCATCTTCTTCTGATTTCCTATCAAATGCTGCCTCTTTCTTTGATAATGAAAATTTTTCTTTTAAAATCTTAGCAATAGAAGTAACAGACTCTGCAATCTTAGCAAAACTTTCTCCTATATTAAATCCACCACCAGCACCACCATCACCCGTTGGTGCAACAGAAAGTAACTTAGAGGCAGCAATTCCTGTTAGTTTTGGTCTTATACTCCCAATCTTTAATGTTGTTGCTGTTATCTTTTTCTTCTTTACTTTAAATCTGCCTTTATCCTTCTTGGTTTTTACTCTCTTCCATTCATCAGTTAATAATTCTACTTCTTCAGATGGAATTGTGGTCTTAGGCATTCTGCCCTTGACCATTGCTTCTTTTAAAAGAGTAAGATAAGTATCATAATCCAGGTCAAAAGTATCCTCAAGACCGATAAGCCTTAGTATTCTTGCATCAATAGTTTCTGTTGCATTAGAAGGCATTTGCTTGCTTAGTCTTTAACTTTTCTTCTTCAAGATGATTCTGTAACATTACCACATAGACATCTCGTTCCCAAGGTATCATGTTTTCAATCTCTGTTAATGAATATTTATGGTATTGCATTAAGGAAAAATTAAGTTCATAAAAATTCATTAAACTCATATGAATCATCCCTATGCGAAAAAAGATGCTAATCCCTCAATTACTACTTCACTTTCAACTTTTGTTTCTGGATTTTTAACAGTAACAGTATGAGATAACTTAGGCATTGTCTCAAAGAACTTTTCAATACCCTTAAACTGGGAAGAATTCATAGAATCTAAGAAATCATTTAATTCTTTCTTAGTACAATCTGCCGCAGCCCATACTTCTTCTTCACTATAAATCTTATCAATACAAGTACCAATCAACTGGAAGGATTGATCCATTTGATTACCATCAGTAAAATCAAAATTACTCTTAATGAATTGATCTAGTGATGGATACTTCATTTCCATCATTAAATTATCATCAAGTTTAACCTGATTATTATGTTCTTCACTCTTTTGGACTTGAATATCGTCAAGATTAATTGTTACAGGAACTTGTGTCTCTCCATCATCAGGACAAATAACATTAACTTCAAGTTCTTCTCCTACAGACTTACCACGAATATTAAGGAATAAGAATTCAATATCAAAAGTAGGAAGTTGTTCTACCTTAATTCCTTTTGTAAGAACACAGGATTTAATAACAGATTTAATAGCAGTCGTAATCTGCTTTGTATCCTCACTTTCTAATGCAATTACAAGTAACTTTTCTTCCTTAACAAGAAAAGGTCTATATTTAATGGTTTCTCCAGTAGAAGGCAATTCCAACTCATATGTTGGCGTAACAATTTTTGGTAAAGGCATAATATCCTATAGTTATTTCAGTATGGTTATTTATCAGGCAGGAATAAGAGATGAAGTTGCACCACTACCCTGACTAGATGTTGCTCTAAAGTCCTTCGGTTGAACAACAACATACCTAATATAAGTTAAAGCTACCGTGCATTTTAATAAATTAGAAGCATCATACTGAACAGGCATTGATGTAATATCAACAGGATAACTCTTAACAAATTCATAGGTCAATTCATTCCTATAATCCCTTTCAAACTTTTTAACTTTTAATCCTGTTGCAGTATATCCACCATTACCGTCACCGTCACCCTCAGGATATCTACATCTATAAGTATAATTATTATTTAATGCATCATTTTGTCCGGAAGCATCCTGATTCTCATCCATAATATAACTTTTCCATGCCTCAAAAAATCTAATAGGCAAATAATTCTCAGCATCAACATAAAAAGTTAAATTAATTCTATCATCAAACATTCTTCTATATGCATGTCTCTCAGTAACTCCTGTATAATTATCATTAATTTGAATAGTACCAATCCTAGACCCAGGCAATACTGCTTCAGTACACATTAAATTCAATTGGGCTTGGTTGCCACCAGCATTAGGAAGCATTCCCCTTAAAGCATTAGGAATTCCTATCTCAACACCATAATGAGAAGTTAATGCAGGATTAAGTAGGTTATTCTTAATCTGCTGCATCGTCTTTGGAGATTTTGTCCCATTATCTCCATACTGACTCTCATTACCCCATCTTGGTATTCCCTTCAAATCTGTATTAGGATTAAACCCAAATACATTCTCAACACTCCTATTAATATCAAATGGGTTGTAAGGAAGGGTTGCCATTTATAAATACTATTTGATCTTATATATTATGTATAAAGGATAATGGCGGAAAGTATTAAAAGTATATTTAAACCGTCCCATCCAAGAAAATATAAGTGTGATGCAAG